CACCCGCATGGGCCTGCCGTATTCGGTACGAATGGCCTGGAGAATGTCCAGAAACTCCGGGCGCATGACCAGGCCGCCGGTGTGTTTGCATCGGAATTCTTCGGGTTTGAAGTTCGGCCAACGAGACCAGTCGAGGGGCGTCATATGTAACCTCTCACGAAAACACAATTGTATCCGCAGCAAGCCGCGCAGTAAACGGCCCGTTCGCACTAGAAAAGTCCCCGCTGTAAGACCCGACAAACAGCGCCTTGTTCCCCCGCGACCTGTTGTAGATCATGAACCCCCCCGCCGTAATGGTGGCGTTCGGCCACGTCGGGCTGTCCCAAGTGAGACACGCCGCACCGCGATCCTCCCAGACCCGGCACCCTTTTAGCGGCACCCCGCCGGGCTTGTAACCCTGCCCGCGCACTTCGCCTTCGGGGGTATAGACCTTCGTATCCGGGCCGATGTTCGCCTGCGACGTGTACAACGCCAGGTAACACTGGTCATTTAACACCGCTGACAGGAAAATTAGTTTCGCTTCGGTCGTAACTCCGGACGTTATGCCCATCACCGACCTCCCAGACCGTTACTGCCGGAGACCCGATTGACCATCAGGCTGCCCTCCCGCCCGCCCTGCGGCGTGCCATCCATCTGCAACTGCTTCGGCTTTACCTTCTTAGCCCCGATAACCGCCCCCTGTGCGTCCCGTTTGAACTCCACGTTCTCATACTCGGGCTGCATGGCGGCTTCGAGCATCATCTGCTGCTGCTGCGCCTGCTGTGCCAGCATCTGGTCAATCGCTTCACGGGTCGGCACAATCGAGTCCACCGTCAGATCGAGGTGCTTCGCTGCATCCCGCAACAACTCCGCCGTGCCGGGGATACCAATGATCTGCTGCACGGTCGGACTCCGCAACGCCAACTGCAAGAACTCGTTACGCCGCACCGCCGCGCTCTCTTTCGCCACCAGGGACATCGCCCCTTTAGCCACGATACTCACATCCCCGATCAAGTCCGGGTCTGGGCTGTAGCGCAAATTGTGCTGGTACTGCCGCTCCAGCATCGGCGTCAGGCAGTCTTTGTCGATGTTGTTGACCACCTGCTTCAGGCCCTTCGAGGCGTTACTGATGAGCATCGACAACCCAGAGGCCGTCCGCCCCGCTCCCGGCGCATGCTCTCCGGTCATGTAACGCGGTATGCCCGAATACTCATCGGCAAGTGTCATGAACTTCTCGAACACCCCCAGCAACTCGTTGGCATTACTCGGCGGCTGGAAAAACTGCAACGGCTGGCTGGCGTCCTGGTAGTCAGAGTTCTGGAACTGCCACACTTTCCACGGGAACATCGACGTGATGTTCTCACCGGGCGGCAGCCGCGACACGTTAACCCCCACCTGCGGCCCGGAGCTTATACCCATGTTGTTGCTCAACGCCCGCGCAGCGGCGTTACACATCTGCTGGCAGTCGCGGATCAGATCAGGCACCCCGTTACCCCACAGCGCACCGGGGATTTTTTCATAAGACGTGACGAAATACGGTTTACGCCCAAGCGGGTCGTAGTTCAACACTGCTTTGATCACCCGCGACCCAACCAACCATATTTCACAGGGGTACGCCTTATCCCGGTCAGGCACCTCGACAGCGTCCAACCCCCACTCGACGAGCATCTTGCCACTCACCTCGTCCCACAACTGCAAGGCATCCACAAGATCAGCGTCGTCATTTGCCCCAGCGTCCTTACCCTCGGCCACCAGCTGCGCCTGGTCTACCGTCAGCCACTCGCGCAACCCCCCGCCGTCGAAATCCCGCAGCACGGCGCGTATGTCTTCCTCGCTGTAACCCTCAACCCCGATCAGTGCCTCCAGGTCTGCACGGGACATGCGATGCCGCTCGATGACGAACCCATCGTCGACATTGTCCGCCCACGGTGCCGGGTAAAATTTGAACGGATCAACCCGCTCCCACTCCATGCGGATTTCCTCGGTCGGTTCGAGCACTGTGCCATTCCACCGCAGCGTCCGGCGCTTACGCGCCACCGGGCCTTTGAGCACCGCCACAGGGAACGTCACAATGTCGTCGATAAACTGCCCCAGCGCGACGGAGAACCCACCCTCCACCAGCTGGTCTTCCATCTTTATCTCCATCCGCTCGACGCGCCTTTTTGACTCCTCGCGCATCTGCGCCGCTGCCTGGTCTTTCATCTGATTCGCCAGTGCTGCCACCTGCTCTGGAGGAGGGAGCACCCCGCCCGACGCCGCAGCGAACTCGTGGATACGCTGTATCAACTCCCCCCGGAGCCGGTCAAGCACATCAGGGGGCACTTCAGGAATAGGGGTGCTCTGCAACGCCCAGGGCTTCTCCGACCCGGTGCCAAGGAGGGTATCCCTGAGCCAGGAACTCGCGCCCCGGCACTTCACCGAGGTCAGGTTCATGTAAATCTCCGACCCGCCCTGTTTACGTATCTCGGCCAATTTGTCCGGGTCATACTCCCCGTTACGCTGGCGCAGGCATTTCGCCAACCTGTCCTCGATCACCGAGCGTGCATCACGCACTATCGTCCAGCGTTTCTTCGCATGGGCCGCCAGGCCCTGAATGAGCGGGCTGTTCTGCCGTTCGTCCGCAGCGCGCTGCGCTGCCATCTCTGCGGCTTCAAGCTGCGAGGCTGAGATTACAGGTATGAGTCTGGCCAACGACATTCGAGAGCCCCCTATCGGTTTTTCAGAGTCTACACCAACACAGATCGACAAGCAACAGGCAAAAAAACACCCGGAGAGCAAGGCTCGATCCGGGCAAAACGCGGCATCACACCGCGAGGAGGGAGACGACACCAAAATTCTATCACGTCCAGCCTTTTGCAGAAACTGCCACCACCTCCCGCCGCTGCGACTGCGACAAGACCGCCGACGCCACATGCCCCGAGTCAATCCCCAACGCGAGATACTGCAACGCATCCTGGTCGTGAGAGTATTCGTCCTTCATCGGCGACGCCTCGTAGCTACCATCCTGCTTGCGCCGATACTTATACCCCCCGTGCAACCCGCGCACGAGGTGCGCACAACGCGCATCGACCTTGAACAGCGCCTTGCCATCAATCTGCCGCGACAGTAGCTTCTCCACGGCGGCGATACGCTTCTCGGGCAAATTGGTCGGTGCACGCATTGCCACAAGCCCCTGCCGCCGGAACACGTCCGCCACGGACTCCTCGCTCAACTGCGTCTTCACCCATCCAGCCGGATCACCGATCACCAACACCCGGTTCCTCGGAAACCGCCGCGCCAGCAGGGGTTTGACATGCTCCTCCAGGAATCGTTCCAACCCGATGTTCTCGACATACAGCGCGTCCAGTATATTGACCCCGCCGCGAGGCGTGCGCTGCCCGAATACCGCCGCTGGCGTCCTGCCAAAGTCCATCCCGATCACCACCGGATAGCTCTCGTATTCGAGCACCTGCAACGGCTCCGATGCCACATGGAAGTCCTTCACGAAACTGCTCTCATACACCGCCCGGCCAACACGACTACGACCATACTCGCCATGCACATGCACCCGAATAAAGTCCTCGGTCGCACCAGACATCATGTCCTCGTAGTACGTCGGGTCAAGGTTCCCCTTGTTCTCCGCTTCATCGGACAACCCGCTGGGCTGCTTGAATATCTCCCACCCGGCAGGCCGCTTGGTCTCGAACTGCTCATACAGCCACGAGTCCTCGCTTGGCGGGTTCGTATCCATGATGATGCCAGACCAGTAGGTCTTGTTGCCTTCAGGCAGCATGGCTTTTGACGGATACCGGGGAATCCGGGTACGGATAGCCGTGATGATCTCCGGGTGAACTTCCCGCGCTTCGTTGATGAACGACCCGGTCAACTCCAAGGACAGCAACCGTCGCTGGTCGTCAGGGGTGTCCAACGGCAGAAACAGTATCTCCGCCCGAACGTCCCCCACTTCCAGATAGTAGGTCATCTCGGACTCTTTCCACCGGCCGGTAATCCCATCCGGGAACCACTGCGTCCAGGTCTTCAGAGTGGTCTTCTTCAACTGATCGCGGGTGTTGCGCACAACAGCCCACCGGGAACGGCGAAACCCGTCCTTGCACTTCGTCATCTCGCTACAACGGCGCAGCACCTCGAAGCAACAGACCGTCGATTTACCAGAACCAACCGGGCCGAGCAACAACCGCACCGGGGCGTCGCTACGCATGAACATCGCACCAGTCTTCGGTGGAGTGAAGGTAATCTCGTGGGTCACGAATCGGGTTCCGCCACAGGGGTAGCGGGTTGATCAATCGTGATGGATGCAGCAGGAGTGCCCCCTACTTGAGGGATGTTGATCGTGATCGAAACACCACTGCCCGGCTGCTCTGACAACGAACGCTCCTTCGGAACCAGATTACCCATCTTGGAGAGGTGCTCCACCAACGCCAACTTCTGTGCCGGGGTGTAGCTGGGCGACTCCACGAACTGTTCATGGAGGAGCGTCAACGCCATCACGCGGGCCGCAGGCTGAATCGCAGCCGGGTCTTCCCGAACGGCATCCACCAGTGCAGGAGGGACGTCGTATTTCGGCTTGTTGACCGGATCGACGCGAACGGAAGAAAGAGAAGTCGCAGACATGGGGGGATGATATGCGGGCGGCGAAGGGCGTGTCAAGTGGTGGGTAGGATGGTGGGCGGTGGGGGCGGCGTGAGCGGCG